GATCGGCCAGCGGATCGCGGGTCCCGGTTTCTGCGACCTCGACTCCGCGACCACGAACATCAACCTGCTCACGACCTGCGGAACGTGCCCGGAGGATATGCCCATTGTTGTGTGGGCCGAGATCGTCAACCTGGGATCGAATCCGATCGGATTCAAGATGAAGAGCGGCGATAGCCCGCATGCAGTAAGCGCTTTTGGGGGCGGGTACAACGTCATCAGCACGTTCCAATTTACCCGTCCGTCGGGACTGTTCGTCGATACCTCTGGCTCGCTCTCTGGGTCCGGCGGGGTCTCGATCACCTTCGGCTTGACCTCGATCGCGCTGCGGCTGGGGTGCGCGTCGTGAGCGGACCGAGCACAGGGGGACCGACGAGCGGCACATCTTCGGGACCGTCGCCTTCGCCAGCCTCTACCGACGACGCCGGCATCGTCGAGTTGGCGACACAGGGGGAGGTCGACACCGGGACGGATGCCGAGCGGGTCCTTACTCCCGCGACGCTGGCGGGAACTTCTCGCCTGTTCGCGCCGTCGCTCCATGCGGCCGCGCATGGGGCAGGAGGTGGAGACGAGGTCGGCGGCGGTGCGCTCGCGACCGCTTTCTCTCCCACGATTTACACGCCGACCGGGGCGACGATCGACGGGAATCTCGAAGGTCTGGACGATTACCTGGCGAGCATCCAGCAGGGCGCGGAGTTCCATGCCAGTGACGGGCAGTGGACTACCGAGAGTTCGGTTTTGCCAGATGCGGTCACAGCGTTCTCAACGAATGGAAACTCCGTTGCTGCCTGGCGCCGGGACGGTGGTGACATGATCTGGTACCAGTCGTTTTATGCGGGTGCGGGGGCGCCGACGACCACGGCGGGAAACCTACTGTTCGCGGTTCCCACCGGGGTAATCGACTACACAATTTATCCCGCAAAATTCACTTCCGGCACCAACCCCATCCTCGGGTTTGCGGTATGGAGGGATGCGTCGGCTACGCCTACGATCAAAGTCCTATACGTGCAGATGGACAGCGCAGTTGACGGGAAGATCCGAGTCCGGGAGGACGATGACACAATCTTGATTGGGAACGATATTGGCGCGGATGACGAGATAGCGTTCCACATTCGCATCCCGATGCTCAGCTTCTGAGGTGAAAAAATGGACGCAGCACTCGACGCACAAGGCAACGTGATCGGCACCTCCCCGCACGGAGAGGCCCGCCTCCGTGAACTCAACCCGGGCCTCGACTCGGTGGTACTCGGAGCCCCGGACGTACTCCAGGTCAAGCTCGGCGAGCCGTTCCCCTCGCCTCAGTGGCATCGCAGGACGCGAGGAGACGGGACGAGCATGGGCGACTATGCCCTGATCCGAGATCGCGAAGCACAGAAGGCAAAGCGCCTTGCCGACCTTGACCGAGAGGACAGAGACCTAGCCAATCGGGACTTGCTGGCAGCTCGCCGCGCCGAGAGTGCCGCCACCCGTGCCGCCATCCAGGCAGCGAGGACGCTCGAAGAGATGGACGCCATCCCGCCGGCGACGAGGGCCTGATGTCAGGACCTACTGGAAGCGCAGGGCTTAACACCCTCTCTGTCTCCAACTTCGGGGCGTCGGAGTTGGCCGGGTCTCGCGCCCACGATCGCGACGCGTTCGGGCGTGCGAGAGTCTCCGATGTCGACACTGTATTTGCATCGAAGCTGCTCGGCGATTCACAGCCGATCTTCTGGGACGACCAGGAGACCTCGGGCTCCGGGACCGCAAGCGCCCATTCTTCGGCAAGGGCGAGCTCTACGCTCAGCGTCAGTAACGCTACTGCCGGAGCCAGGGTCCGGCAGACGCGCCGTCATATCCAGTACCAGCCCGGTAAGAGTCAGCATGTCATGATGACGTATGTCCTCGGTGAGGCCGCCGCCGGGATCGTCCGCAGGGTCGGCCAGTTCAACGAGGGCAACGGCGCATACATCGAGCAGAACGGGGCCGATGAAGTCAACATCGTGATCCGGTCCTCGGTCTCTGGGTCTCCAGTCGAGACCAAGGTCGAGCAATCGGATTGGAATCAAGACTCGCTTGACGGGACCGGTCCGAGCGGCGAGACGCTCGACCTGTCGAAGTTGCAGGTTTTCGGGTTCGACTATCAATGGCTGGGAGGAGGGCGCGTTCGCTTCGGCTTCTGGTTCGGTGAAAAGTTCGTGGAGGCCCACCATGCATTCCATGCGAACTTGCTGGATTCCGTTTGGATGAGCACGCCGAACCTTCCGCTCCGCTATGAGCTCTCGAACGATGGCACAGGGCCGGCCGCCACATTGGAGGCGATCTGCGCCACGGTTGCCAGCGAGGGAGGCCAAGAGCGAACCGGGATTGTCCGCACGATCGACCGAGGGATAGCAGGCTTCGCGACCAAAAACGACACGGCTATATACCCGATCATCGCGATTCGGCTCGGGTCGGGACACCTGGGCGCGCAAGTGCGACCGGTCGGGGTCTCGATGCTGTCGGCCGCAGCCGCTGACTACCGATGGATACTGACACTGAATCCGACCATAACCGGAGACGCGCTATCGTTTTCCCCTCTCGCCAACTCGGGCGTGGAGGTGCAGACCGACACGGACAACGCGACGACCATTACCGACGAGGGGGTAGTCCTCGCTAGCGGGTACCAGAGGCAAACGTCAAGCTCGCTAGGTGGCTTTTTTCTCGGTCCGCCGACCGAGTTCCGGCTTGGGTCTCTGATCGACGGAACATCAGACGTGATGGTGCTGGCAGTCCAAAATCTTTCCTCCGGAAGTGAAACATATTTCGGCTCGTTCGCATTCATGGAGTCCCACTGATGGCTTTTGCATCAACAACTACGATCCATTGGAACGTGCCCGCGCCTAGCCCTGACGGGAGGGTGCGGGGAATCACTGTGAGTTTCGAAGTCGACACCGACGGTGCTGGTGTGGTCAAGCAGGTCTGGAAGATTCTTGGCCCCGATGGGGTCGAGCACGTAATCACCGATGCTGCAGGAGCCGTGCTGGTCAATGGACTTCGCCCGGCCTCGATCTCGCACGATAGCCGGAGATGATGATGCGCATAGCCTGGGACGCACCGGAACGCGAGGGCGGCGACTTCTACGGCTTCCTCTATCACTCGAAGCGGACGCGCGAGGCCCTGCTCGAGATCGGCGTCGATCTCGCACAGGAGGCCGACGTCGTCGTCCACGTCAGGACGCCGGCAGTCTTCGAGCCTCGCCCCGGATGCTTCAACGTGCTGGATACTCACTGGGAAGCCGACCGCATGACGGGCGACCAGATCGAGGCCGCATCTCTCGCGGACCTGATCATCGTCTCCAGTGAATGGGTTGCCGACGTCTTCCGCGCGCACGTCCCCTCGGTCCCCGTTGAAGTCGCTCCCCTGGGAGTCGATCGCTGCTTCGCCCCGAGGAAGAGACGATGGCCCAGGAGCGCACCTTTCCGGTTTCTATGGGTCGGCGCCCCGAACCCGCGCAAGGGGTATGAGCTGCTGATCGGTCGCGAGGACCTGCCGTCCGACTTCGGCGCATGGTTTAAGGGCTTCCACCGAAGCGACGGAGTGGAGCTCTACCTCAAGACCTCCGTCCCCGGAGAAGGGCAGACGATCGAGCAGATGGGCAACGTGACCTTCGACTCCCGGAGACTCTCGCGCGAGGATCTCGTCGAGCTCTACTACTCGGCGCACGCCTTCATTTTCCCGACCTACTCTGAGGGATTCGGGCTCACGCTCGCGGAGGCGATGGCGACCGGTTGCCCTGCGATCTTCACCCCTGCGGGCGGCGTGCTCGACTTCGCGAAGGGCATCGAGCTCCCGTTCGACCTGGTGGACGCCGAGGCTCGCGGGAAGCCTGGCGGCGATACCGTCGCCGTGAAGCTGCCCCAGGCGAAGCCGGACGGGATCGCTGCCGCGATGCAACTCGTCCTCGCCGGCTACCAGCAGGTACGGCGCAAGGCTTACGAGGACGGCCGCCACGTCTACCATTCCCACCAGTGGAGCGCGCGAGCTGAGCGGCTCGTCGGGATCCTTCGGCGATACGCGGGGCAGCGCATCGAGGAGGCCGCATAGCGTGGCAGCGACAACCCTAGCAGACGTGAAGGCGTTCTCCGGTATTACGGGGACCGATCTCGATGCGCAGATCACGGCGCTTATCCCCGCTGCAGAGGCGATGGTCGAGAGGCTCGTCGGCCTCAAGATGGAGAAGCGCGTCGGGATCGACGAGCGTCACGACGGACGAGGGCAGCCGCGCGTCGTGCTGGACTGCCGGCCAGTGATCCAGGTCTCGCAGCTCTTCGACGACGTGAACCGAGCCTTCACCGGAACCCCGATTCAGTCGAGCGAGTACACCGTCGACCTGAAAGCGGGAGTGGTCGCGCTCGACGGCATCGACCCCGACTGGCCTGCGACGCAACTCGTGGCTGCATTCCAGCGCGGGAACAAAAACGTGAAGGTCGTCTATGACGCGGGATACGAGGCGGCGGACGTGCCGGACGATCTCAAGCTCCTGGTCTCGGCGTTCGTCATGATCGCCATCAACACCGGGAAGAAGGCGGGGCTATCGAGCGAGACCATCGGCCGATACTCTTACACGCTCGCGGATGTCTCGGCACTGTCGCCGACGGTGACCTCGATCCTCAACTCCTACGGCGTCCTGTCGACCGCTAACGGCGGCATGGGTGCCGCGACGGGGACAATCCTCGGATGATCTCGCTCGAACTCAGGCCGCAACGCATGACGATACGACGGAACACCGCAGAGACCATCCGGCCCAGCGGCACGGTCGATGTCGGTCTCTCCGTGATCGCGACCGGTGTCGCGTTCTCGATCCAGCCGACACGGGACCTCGTGGCAAGACTCAACCAAGGGCGGCAGCGCTTCGGTGACTGGCTCGGGTTCTGCGAGATCGGCGTCGACGTGAGGCTGACGGACCAGCTCGAAGACGAGAGCAGCGGCGAGGTCTACGAGGTGCTCGGCGTCTTCGATGCGGCAGGGCGCGCGCACCACCTGGAACTAGACCTCGAACTCGACCGGAGACTGTGACCGTGGCGAAGTTCACTCCTAACCCGAAGTTCCTCGACCTGGTCGTCGGGAAGAACTCCAAGGTAGAGAAGGGCCTTCTCGCTGCCGGTATCTTCCTCGTCGGCAAGACGTCGCGGCTGATCTCCGGGCAGGGCTCCGGTGAGGTCTACGAGGTGCGCGGCGGGGAGAGGATCATCCCGTTCAATTCAGACCCTCGACCGAAGGGACGATCTCGCGGACCGATCCACGTCGCGTCGGCACCAGGCGAGCCTCCCGCCGTGCTCTTCGGGAAGCTGCGTCAGTCGCTCGCCTTCAGGGTCGAGAACGAGGGAGCCTTCCGTGGCGTCGTGCTGAAGATAGGCGCGAACGTCCCATACGCGCGGCGGCTGGAGTTCGGTGATCCCGATGCAGACTTCGCCCCCCGCCCGTTCTTCCGTCCTACCCTGAAGCGCAACTTCAAGAAGGTGCTGGGGATCTTCGCGGCGAACGCAGGCTTCAAGCTGAAGGGGCGCGTCGGTGTCTAACGTGGCCGAGATCTTCATCGAGCTCCGCTCGAAGCTCACTGGCGCCGCCGCCGTGACTGCCATCGTCCCGGCTGCGCGCATCTTGCACGGCTGGCCGCCCGACTTCGCCGACGCTGGGTTCTTCCCGTCGATGACCTTCTTCCAGGTCTCGGGGCTGACTCCCAGCGTCGACCAGGGACCCTTCAGGCTCTTCGACGGCGCCCTCCAACTCGACCTGTGGGGATATGACCCCGACGAGCTTTGCGCGCTGGAGGTCGCCTCTCGCGACGCTCTGCTGGCCCCTGGGTTCGCCCCCACGGGATGGAAAGAATCGATCCTTCGCCTGGGAGGGACCGACTACCTATTTGCCCAGGAATCACAACTCCACCGTAGGCTAATGACTGTGATCGTGAAGGCGTCGGCCGAGGCGTGACCAGTCGAAAGGAGAATCTGCCATGAACGACGTCAACAACCTGGAGCTCGGTCCTACCGAGAACTTCTTCGGCACTGCCGGAGGCGAGCTGACACTCGGCTTCACCTCGGGCGGCACAACCATCAACGTCGAGGACGACCGGACCGACCTCGTCGCCGATCAGCTCGGCACTTCCCCGGCCGACCAGGCGATCACCGGTCGCGGGGCTACCGTGGAGATGGAGCTCGCGGAGACGACTCTCGAGAATCTCCTCATCGTTCTCCCCGGCGCTCGTCTGGTCGTGGACTCGGGAGACCCGACGAAGAAGAAGCTCGTCCTTCGGAATCCCGTCGGGACCCAGATGGTCAAGGATGGCTTTGCGAAGTCGCTCCTCATCAAGAAGTTCGTCGGAGGCGCGGCGAGCAGCGATCCGCAGGACTTCATCAGGTTTTTCCTGGCGGCACCTACCGGCGCCCTCTCTCTGCCCTTCAACGTCGCAGACCAGCGGACCTACGCCGTCACGTTCCAGTGCTTCCCCGACACGTCGAACTCTGACCGTGCCCTGGGAGTGTTCGGTGACGAGAGCGCCGCGAGCTGATCATCCACACCTGAAACGGAGAAAGAGGAGAAGCAGTCATGGCAGAAAAGCCGGCCCGTACGGTTCCCAAGTTCTTCACCTCGCCGGCCGAGAAGGTCGGCGAGGTGGAGATCGACGGAGTCGCTCATCCGATCATCGCGAAGGACGACATGGGGCTCGAGAGCGCAACGCTCTTCGCCGAGTCATTGATCCGTCTGCACGGGATCGAGCCTCACGAGATCAGCAAGGCATCGGCGTCGAGCCTCGGCATCATCCGCGCGTTCTGCCCTTCTCTCGTGGAGGTCAAGATCGAGGAGATGCCCTGGCAGAAGCTGGTTGAGTTGCGAACATACGTAATGGAGGTCGGGTTGCCCAAAGCAAACCCTCCGAAGTCGACCGCGAAGAAGGAGAACTGAACGACGAAGCAGGTAGAGGATTTGCAAACTGGGACGCGATCTATTGTCGACTCCGTCGTTTTTACGGAGTCACGGAGTCGGAGTTCCGGTCGATGAGTTCAAGGAAGGCGCTCTTTATGCTGTCGCAGGCTGACGCACTGGAATCGATGGAAGCGCTGAAGCTGTCCGGTGCTCTACAGATCGTGAGTCCATACGTGAAGAAGCACGACCGACGGCGGCTGACCAAGGAACTCTCCATGAAGATGCGCGCCTTCGATCCGTTCATCCCGACGGAGGCAGCGCTCGAAAGGAAGTTCTCTTCCAACTGGGACCGGATGCGTGGAGCATTCGGCCTCGGGAAGAAGGAGGGCTAACCGATGGCTGATGTACTGGAGGCAGGCCAGGCGGTAATCGAGCTCCGCGCGATCGGAGATCAGCTCCGCGCGGATCTCGAAGATCAATCGAAGATGGTCCTCGGCAAGCTCGGGGAGATCGAGAAGCAGGGGGCGGCGTCCTTCGACGTCGTGAAGATCGGGGCGGGCGCAGCGGCAGCGGCTACGAAGATCGCGGCCGGCGTCCTGACCGCATACACGGGAGCCCTGATCGCAGTCGGCAAGGCGTCGATTGATTCATTTGCGGACTTCGAGGAGGGCTTCGCGAACGTCGCAACGCTCCTTACTCAACTGGGTGAGCCGATCGAGCCAATCCGTGAGCAACTGCTTGCGCTAAACCCTGCGCTAGGTTCAGCGGCGGAACTATCTGAGGCGCTTTATCAGGCGCTTAGCGCAGGCGTCGAGCCTGCTCTTGCAGTCGAGGCCGTAGCGCAGAGCGCGGCTCTTGCGAAGGTGGCAATCGGAGATCTCGGCTCAACCGTGACTCTGACTGCTGGGATTATCAACGGCTTCGGGAAGACTGCGGTCGGCGGATTCGAAGAGGTCGGACAGGTCCTGAATACCATCGTCGCGCAAGGCGTGGTCAAGCTCGAGACTTTGGCGCAAGTGCTTCCGGCCGCTGGCGCTGCGGCCATCGGCGCAAATGGGGACTTTGAAGATTTAGCCCGGACCTTCGGATTTTTAACGCAGGCAGGGCTCCCCGCAGCCCAGGCCGCTACGGCGCTGAAGGCCATCTTCTCTGAGTTGAGCAAGCCAGGGAAGGAACTCGGCGAGGCGCTAGAGTCGGCAGGGTTAAGCGGTGAGGCGTTAGGCAAAGCACTCCAGGAAGACGGCGGCCTCGTCGATGTATTGCGGAGAGTAAAGGATGCCGCAGAAAAGTCAGGGTCGACGCTAAATGAAACATTCTCTAGTAGAGAGGCGCTCTCTGGCATCAACTTTATAGCGCGGGACTTTGACAACGCTGCCCAGAAAGTAGCGACATTTTCAGAAGCGCTCCGCTCAGGGATTACCGTACAGGAGCTTTTCGAGCAGCGAACCGACAACCTCCGATCGAAGCAAGAAGCGCTTGCGAACTCGGTAGAGCGAGCAGAGATCGCGCTCGGCGCGAGACTGGCCCCGGTTCTGACGGCGCTCACGTCGAACCTGTCCGACGTGACAGAGCAGGTCGGCGAGTTCGTGACGGTGAACGGCGAACTGCTCGAGCAGAACGTCGACCAGGCGATTGCAGGAATCAACGCGGGCTTTGACATCCTGAATCTTCTCCTGCCGGAGATCCTCGCGGGCTGGGCCGGGCTTCCTGGCGCGATCGGCCGAGGTGCCGAGGCGGCCGGGAATTTCCTGAAGACGATCACCGCAGGAAGGGTCGACCTGAACAATTTCATCGCGGATCTGAAGTCGCTCCGCGAGACGAACGAGCAACTCGATCTGACCGGCATTAATGCCGAGCGACTGAAGCTGGTGGCGGCCCAGGAGAAAGCGCGAGGAGAAGTCGAGAAGATCACGAAGTCGCTCGACACCTTCACCAAGACGAACGATCGCGCGATCGCTTCGGCGAAGGCCCAGGGCGAGGTGATCGCCGGCCCTTACGCCGGCTCCATCGCGCGACTTCAGACCGAACTCGCGGGCGCGACCGAGAAGCAGAAGGCGGCTACGGCCGCGATCGAAGCGTTCAAGAATGGCGCGAAGACTGCGGCCGAAGCCGTTGACGTTGTCGCGGCAGCGAGTTCGGTCGGTGGGGCTGCGCTCGCGACTATGGGACTCGAGGGCACGGCCGCTGCCGACGCGCTGAAGGACCTGGGCGGGGAAGCGAAGAAGGCCGCGCCCAAAATCGACGAAGTCGGAGACAGTCTCGGCGGCGTCGGAGACAGTCTCGGCGGCGTCGGGGGCGGCGCGAAGAAGGTCACCGAAGAAGTTCTGAAGCTCAACGCAAAGCTTAGTGACGTCAATATCGCGCGAGCCCTCGACGCTCTGCGCGCGACAGAGGATCTCGGCTCGCTGAAGGCAGCGGTCGAGGCAGCGAAGGAGGCGATAGAGAAGGCGTTCGACGCGAAGGCGGAGGCCGAACTGAAGGGGATCGTCGACGAGCAGGAAATCGCTGCAACTCGCTCGCTTCTAGCGGCCGAGCGCCTGCGCGCAATCGAAGGCGTCCAGATCGCGAGCGATCGCCAGGCCGAGACGATCGGGCGCAACGAAGAGCGCAACGCGAAGGCCGTAGAGAAGACGGCGAAGGAAGTTGCGAAACTGACAGAGGAGTTCAACGACGCGGCCGAGGCTGCGCGCGCTGCCGGGAAGACGATCGCGAAAGACTTCTCGAAGGCGCTCCTGGGCGCCGCAACCGGGAAGAACTCCTCTAGCAAGATCGGCGAGACGCTGATCCAGGGATTCTCCGAGACGATCGAGGATGGTTTCGCCGATCAAGTGACGGACGCCTTCGAGGACGCCTTCTCGGATTTGACCGAGGCGCTTGTCGGGCCTGGGTCTGCGGTCGATCGCATCGGCGAAGAGCTCCTCGATCCCCTGGGCGAGTCGCTCTCGAAGACGATCGGCCTCCTGACCGATCCGATGCTCGACGCCTTCGACGAACTCCTCGGCGCGATCCTTCCCGACCTCAGTTCGATCTTCGACGATCTCTTCTCGGATCTGGTCGACCCGGTCACGGAGATCATCGGAGACTTTCTGGGCGAAGCCGTGAGCGCGGTCGGCGACTTCGCGGTCGATGCCTTCAGCGGCCTCGGCTCTCTCCTGGGCGGCAGCCTGTCAGGAGGGGTCGAGGAGGCAGGCGCGATCGCAGGAGACGCGGCCGCGCAGGTCGGCGAAGATCTCGGGGAGGACGTCGCCGAAGGCGCGACATCAGCTATTGGATCGATCGGAGTTGTTGGCGCTGTCGCTGCCGGATTCGTTGCAGTCTTTCAAGCCGTTGCAAAGGACAGCACGCTCCTTAGCGATGTGCAGTTCGGCAAGCAATTTGCCGATCAGGTCGCAGAACTTGTCACTGATGCGTTTCAGGATGAAACGATCTCTGATGCAATCAACAAGGCTGCCGGCCAGTTTGGCCTGACGTTCTCAGAAGGGATAGCCCAAACCCTTGCTGGGTTCCAGGCTAATTTCGAGGAGATCTTTATCCGCTCGATCCTCCCAACGTTGCGGCTCGCTCCTGGATTGCTGGAGGAGATAACGCCGGAGTTTGGGTTCGATAGCAGCTTTGCCAATGTCTTCGATAACGTGACCGAAGGGGTTCAGGTCTTCTTCGCATTGCTCGAAAAGTTCCCCGATGTAAGCGAGGATTTTCTAAAGCAAATCGCTGCCGCTATCTCGGATCCAACTGCTGGAGCTGTGACCGGATCTCCGACAGACTTCTTCCAGTTCATTTTCGGAGCTGACGGTGACACTTTGTCTCGCGAGATAGCGAGAGACCTCGGGGACCTAACGACCCAGTTCGGAATCGCAGCGGCAGACATGCAAGGCATTTTCGGCCCAGAGAGAGGGGCGGAGATCGCTGCCATAGCGACGGGTCTCGGTGCGTTCGCTGCCGCTGCAAATCTTACGGCTGATGAATTCGAGATATTCACGAACGCAGCACTGGAGAATCTCGGCGTCAATACCGAGTTATTCAATCTGTTCCGCGACCTCGACGACGGGCTGAGGAACCTAATCGGCGCCACGGATGAAGCTTCTCAAGGCTCGATATCCTACCGAGATATACTGGAAGAACTCGCTCGGAGCCTTGCACTCGTTGGCGTCGTGATCGATGAAAATACGATCAGCGGCGGCGACCTGATCGATATCTTTATAGAGTCTGGACTGTCGGCTGAGGAGTTCTCTCTCATACTGAGCGGCCTCCCAGAAGACGTCCAGGCGCTTATCGGTGCAATGGATCCGCCGCTTCTTGAGGCACTTCAGAACGTGCGCAATGAGACGCTCCTAGGCGCCGACGCCTTCGTAGTCCTATCTGGATCCATTGGCGAGATCGTGGACAAGGTGACCTCCACCTTCTCTGCGCTGGACGTGGGCACGCAGGCCGCAGACCTGCGCGGCGAGATCGCAGGGGTTCAGGCGCAGATCGAGGAACTCGGAGCAGTCGAAGACCCGGACCTCGAAGCGATCTCCCTGCTCGAGACTCAACTCGCGGGGCTGGAGGACGAGCTCGGCTTCATCGATGGCATCATCCAGAAGCTCAACAAGGAGGGCGCTGCCGCGATCAAGAATCTTGCCGACGCTGCGCTCGAAGACGGAGCGGCGAGCGCGGAGGAATTGGCCGCGATCTTCGAGCAGATCAGAACCCTCCAGGAGGGACTCGGCGAGGATCTCTCCGAGGCTTCCATGGGCGTCATTGACGAAGTTCTCCAGGACCTCATCATCGCGAACGTGCAGAGCGAAGAGGAACTCCGGAACCTTGCTCTCCAGGCAGACGATACAGGAGGAGATGTCGAGGACCTGGGAGACGATGCCGAGGACACCGGGAAGAAGTTCGTCGATCTTGGGATCGATGCCACGACTTCCATCGGCGATATCGACGCGGCAGTCGGCCAGCTCGCGACGCAACTCGCTGAACTCCCCGATACGATCTCGATCAGCGTGCTCCTCGACGTCCAGGAGGTCGGGGGGCTGGACCTCTTGAAAGTGGAGACGATGCACTCGGGAGGCGTGGTCCCGGGCCAGCCCGGGGAAGAGTCCCTGCGCGTGCTCGAAGCTGGAGAGCTGGTGATCCCTGCCGGGGCCGTCAACTCCATCGGATCGACGGGGCTGGGCCAGGGGCAGGGCGACGAGCCTCGCTTCGCTGCCGTCGCAGTGAGCGAGCAAGATCTGTATGACGGGGCGATCCTGCGGATTGCCGACCTCTCGCGGCACAACATGGTGCACGTCGACGGCGATACGGGGCAATTCAGGCTCTCGAATCTGATCGGGAGGGGATGAAGTGACGACGCTGCCTCCCGGGTTCGGATACGCGATCCGGATCACGACGAGTGATGGCACCGTGCTCACTGTCTCGTCGACGCTGCGGGGCTTCTACGGCCCCGACGACCGCTTCTACGAGCCGGCAGTGATCCGCGCCCCGGAGCTCTCTGGCTCGCTTCAGGATCCGTCCATCGGCTTCCCCGTCTGGGGTCGGCTCGTGGTCTCGATCTCTAATATCGACTGGCGCGGCAAGGCTCACCTGACGGTCGATCGGCTCGAAGGCGCGAACGTCGAGCTCTTCCTGGAGCGCGGCGGGACCTTCGTCGAGGCGACCGACGTCCTGAAGACGATGAGCGTCCGCAGCGGTGATGGTGTCTCGATGTCGGACTCCACGCTCCGTCTGACGTGTATCGACCTCGCGGGCTTCTACTTGGAGAATGCCTTTCTCCCGAAGCGGACGCTCGACGAGTTCTCCGACGTGAAGAACGCGACGGAGGACGAGCCTGCGCTCCTGAAGGGTCAGGGCGAGTTCATTCAATACGTGGTCGGCTCCTGGTCGCGAGGGAGTCACACCATCGGGCCGCTCGCTTACTACCAGTCCGAAGACTCTCCCGAGCGTCACCGGTTCGTGGTCTCGGATACGCACAACTTCGACGACTCTGCATTCCTCGATCAGGATTACCCGAACGCCTTGAAGGGCTGGGACATCCATAAGAAGCCTGCCGCTGCAGGCCGAGGCATCTCGTTCGTCGACCTCGAAGGCGGCGGCGGGAACGAGTTTCACATCCTCTCCGATGCGGGGAAGGTCCCGGAGTCTGCGGTTACGAAATTGAGCGACAACGAGGGGCAAACGAGGATCAACGTCGCGGCCTGGAATAACTCCGCGTTCTGGTCGGGAGGAGGGAGCGAAGAGGTCGACACCATCAAGCCTGCGAACTGGGTGCCTGGCCGCTTCGAGCTCTACGGCAAGGGCGATGGGACGATCTCGCAGGACGTGAAGACGGCGCTCGACCTGCTGTACTCGGGGCCGATCTGGAAAAACGACAAGCCGTTAACGCACCTCGCGACGCTCTACCACGACATCCTCGGCGTGCCTCTCGATCGAATCGACCTGACGGTCTTCGACCCCGCCGACTCGGTGAACGCATCGCTCCCCGATACTCGGCGACGGGTTCGGACGCGAGAGCGACTCGACACGATGGTGCAATCCCTCCTCCAGGAGTCGCGCCTGCTTCAGTATGAGACGGGCGCGGGGAAGATCTCCTGGCGACTCTTCGACCTGTCGGCTCCTCCTCCGATCGCGCTCTCGATCAACGAACGTCATATCCTGGGCGAGCTCGAATACCGGGGCCGATCGTTCGGCGAGTACTTCAACTGTGCGAGCTGCCAGGGTGACGAGGGGACCGGGTTCGCGTTCGACGAGGAGCACGGCCGATCGTCTGCGGAGAAGAAGTGTAACGACGACGCTGTCGCGGATAACGGCGGTGTCGAGGTCCACACCTCACTTGAAGTCCGGTGGCTCTGGAAGGGGCAGACGGGCGGTCGGAACTATGTCGAGGAGTATCGAGACTATCGGCTCTTCCTCGCGCAGTTCCCAAACGACACGATCCGAATCCGAGTGAGGATGGACGTCGCGCAGATCGAAGATCAAATCCGAGTGATCCCCGGCGACACGGTCGAGTTTGGATACAAGTCGAGCAACGTCGCTGGGCAGGCCACCACGATATTTTACCGGCAGGAGACATGGCTGGTGCTCGAGGTGAAGCACAACCTCGACACGTTCGAGAGCGTCTTCGTCCTCTGGAAGTTCGGCGGCCCTCTCATGCATGCCATGGACGCGGGCGAGACCTTCCCTGCAGAGATCGATGCTGCGGAGTCGGCGATGGATCCATGGGACACGTCGTGGACTCGCGATCAAAAGAAGTTCGCGAGTCGGACCCGTGGTGGCTACGCGAGCGAGACGAAGGATATCATCATCGTCGGGGATCCCGATCCCGACCTGGCGCAGTCGCCGGCAGGGTAAACCATGACCACCAGAATATTGAATCGAGGACTCTCGTATGTGAACGGCGATGGCGTCCTCACGTCGGAGTTGAATAACTTCGTCGGCGACTCGGTGACGAACTGGGCGCGCGGCTACGATGCGGGCGACGAGATCATCGACGCAATCGACGAGCTCGCTGGCGTCACCTGGTCCGACGCTGGGACCGACCTACTGAACCACATCCGCACGGGTGCTCCTGCGCTGGTCGGGACTGGCGCTACGGATGGCCGACTTCGCGGCTCTCCGATCCGGGCGACGTGGGACGAGGACGACCAGGTCGTCACCGATCTTGCGACGGGCTTTCCTCCGACGGACGTGCGCGCGATCGCTGGCGACACCTACCTGAAGCGATCGGGCGGCAACTCGATCTGGGGATACGATGGCGCGGCCTGGTATCAGACCGGCGGTGATCCGACCTACCTGGTGCCGGCGACCGGCACACCTGGTGAGCCGTCGAACTACCTCTGCTGGACCGCGAGCACCTTCAACGGGACAGACGGTGACGACCGGTCGTGGTGCGCACGTGCGGTGATCGAGAGCGACGCCGATACGGGTGACGATGAGTGGGCGCTCGTGTGGTCCTACCTCCCCGAGGGCGGCGGCCACACCGAGTTCCTGCGGTTCTCGAACGGGAGCCATCTCGTCTTCGCACCAGCGGCGAACATCGCACGCAACGAGGCCACCACCTCGACCATGACGCTCGAGAATATCGGCGCGGGGAATGTGCAACTCGACGTGCTCGCTGATCTCGACTTCGCAGACCTTCGAGGCTTCTCGGTCTCTCCGAAGACGCTCATCTCTAGCGGCGGCTCCCCGATCATCGACCCCGGGTCGATCATGACGACGACCCGTCTATGGGATGGCGCGCTCTCGCATGACTTCGGGATCGGCTGGGTAGCGCTCGGATCGGCGTCCCTCTCGCCTGGGCCAGGTGCCGGCGTCTACCGCTTCGTGGTGGGCGAGGTCGGCGGCGGGCCGAATGGAACGGCGGTCGAGTTCGGATGGACGACTGACGACAGTCTGTTCACCGTGTCGACACAGGCGGTCGAGGACACGAACTCGACAGACCTCCGGCCGCACGTGGACGCATCTGCAGGGTCTCCGGTGCAGTCGCCCATCGCGACGGTCTCGGCGCAGAGCGCGGACTCTGGATCGAGGCCGCGAAGCATCGCGCTCCGGGCTCACGTGACGAGCGACGTCGATACGGGGACAGACGAATATGAGGGGTTCGTCGGGCTGATGGACTCCGGCGCAGGGATCTCCGACTTCATTGACTACATCGAGTTGATCAAGCTCACGGGGGCGACAGGGCGGCTCATCAAGAATCACTTCCGCACAGAGATCGAAGAAGACGAGACGCTGACGGCTTCGCCTGCCGACGGGTTCGCCGCTTCTCTGACGCACGATCCCGCTTACACCGGAGCTTTCACAGTCACAGAGCACCACTATCAGACGTTCGAGCAGCCTACCCTCTCGGGTGGTGCGGCCGTGACTGCGGCCACCGTGGCTCGGTACGATGCAGCACCAGGGACGCACAAGGCGGTGGATGCGGCGACGACGAAGACCACGCCTGGAGGGGTCGATGCATGGGAGCGCGTGGAGGCTTCCGGCACGATCTATTA